AAATTTTTTAATTCATAGCCGCTATAAAGCCATATGTCTTTATTTGGAAATTTATTTTTCACTTCTTTACAAAGTTCAAGAACATCTGCATATGAATCAAGTGGGTCTCCTCCACTTAATGTTAGTCCTTTAATATAAGGTAATGATAATACTGAAAACAATTTTTCTTTTATGTTATTATTAAAACCATTACCACTTTCAAAATCCCATGTCTCTTTGTTGTGACAATGCTCACACCTATGTGAGCAGCCGCTAATCCAAAGAGTTACTCTGCACCCAAGCCCATTTTCTACATCTGGGTATGTTATCTTATGAAATCTCATTCAGTAATCTCCTTATTATGCTTAACTCTGTCCTCAGTTTCTTTTTGTTTACCATAATTAAAGGCTGTTTTGTAATCACCAGTTAAATAACCAGTTACACGTCTTAGTCTTTGTATATTACTACTTCCACACATTGGGCAAGTTTCTCCGATTTCATCAGAATATCCACAATCAACACAATTATCAACTGGAACATTGATTGCAAAATACGGAATATCCTTTGCCATTGCATAATTTACGATTTCTTCCAAAGCCTCAATATTATGCTTTGTTGTACTAGGAAGTTCAACGTAGGTAATGCAACCAGCATTAGAGAAAGATGTTAATTGTGATTCAATATCAATCTTTTCAAATGGAGTGACCTTTTTCCATACTGGAACATGCATAGAATTGGTAAAATAGTCCTTATCTGATACATTTTCAATAATGCCATACTTTGCTTTGAATTTCTTCATTGCAGTATAACAAAGAGTTTCAGCAGGAGTCATATATACACCAATATTAAGTTTATACTTTTCCTTATATGCCTTGCATTTTTTGCTAAATAATGTTTCGATTTCCTTTGCAAGTTCCATGCCTTTTTCGGTCGTATGGTCTGTTTGAATAAGAATTTGAAGCGTTTCAGCCAAACCAATTTGACCCAAAGCAAGCGTTCCATGCTTTAATGCTGAACGAATGCCCTCTGATGGAATATATCCAGCCATTGTGTTATTCTCCCACATAAATTTTGCAGAACTTTCAGATTGTGAACAAATCCATTCAAATCTTTCAATTAACATATCCTTTGCTTCACCAATCTTTCTTGACAAAATTTTCATAAATTCATCAACAACCTCTTGGTTGGAATAAACTCTGCCCTCACTTTCTGCAATTTCTGCCACCTTTTCTTTTGCTTGCATCGCAAGTGTTGGCATTATAACTGTAACAGGGCAAATGTTTCCTCTACCATCTTTTAATTGACCGAAACCATTGATGTCAAACCCGTTGGCAGTTCTGCATCCCATTGTAGAGAAATATGTTCTTGGGTCATTTCTATCATAACCCTCATTTCCGCTCCAATCTACATTCGCATAATTTGGATATAGTCTTTGTGATGTTGACTTAAGTGCCAATTTGTACATATCGTAGTTTGGTGTTCCCTCCTTATCGTTGACACCTTTCATATATTGGAATATTCCACATGGGAAAATAGATGTCTTATGATATTTTCCAACACCATTGATTGAACCTTCAAGCAACGCCTTAATTACCATCCTACCTTCTTTTAAAGTACAAGTACCGAAGTTAATGGATGTAAATGGAAGCTGGTTGCCACTACGTGATTGGAGTGTATTTAAATTGTGATACATTCCCTCAACCGCTTGATTCAATTCTTTTTCAGTTTGTTCTATTGCATACGTATAAACATTTCCACTTGCTTTGTATTTTTCATCCTCGATTGACATTCCATCATTAAACTCTTTTAATGGAAGTGTTAACCCCTCAATATATTTTGCACCATTCTTAAAGTGCTTAAAGAATGATTTTCTTACATAAGGGACCATTGTCCAATCAAGATGTGATGCTGATACACCCGTTTTAATCATATATTTCTATATGCACTGACTATATCTTAACCAAATCTCTTGTAAATTTGGCAAAACCCATTTCAAACAACGTATCAATAGTTGTCTTACTCTGCCGATTCGCAGATAGTCGATACAGGCTTGTAATCATTAATATTTATTTCTTTATTATTCAATAACCACATTTTTTTTACTTTACTATATTTCGGCACTTTTTTAAAAGTACCGCCATCTAATAAAGTCCTAAAACCATCTTTAGACATTTTACTACCATATTTTTCATATGTTTCATTTAATGTGTGATTAACATAATATTGTCTGAACTTAAAAACTTCTTCATTTGTATAAACAGAATTTGGCGCATCTTCTCCAAAATTCGCACGTTGGTTTTTATGCTTTTCTATATTTTCAGAAGTATAAACTTCATCCATTATTCCAACCCACGTACATCCATCCCAAACTTTTTGGAAACCAGAAAAAGAAATTTTATCAGAATAAAATTTTTTCCAATATTTTTTTACGCTATATATACATTCTGCATAAGCACTTCTTATCTTAATGACATCATCAACAGTAAGTTTGCTTTGTGAATTACCGTCATATTGATGACGTTCACCTCCAGAAGTTAAATTATAGCCTTTTTCTGGATTAATAGAATCGAAAAACTTTATATAATATCTTTCAAGTTTACCTAAATCTTTTAAATTATCTGCGTTATCTATTTCTTCCACTGTGAAATTTTCTATTCCATATTTACGCATTGATTTATATAGGTGTTTATTATTATTAATATTTCTACTTTCAGTAATATGCCTTCTCCATCTATATTCCAACGTTTGTGTTGTTAAACCTATATATACTTTTTTATTAATATTATTTGTTATTTTATAAATAACCATTAATTAAGTTCACACGTTTTTTTAATAATTACATTCCCACGATATTACCATATGCCGCATCACCTAGCACTTAGGCTTCATCGTTAGCATGGATTAATATCCATACCCCACTGATTAGTGGAAAGGGTTTAACAGGCAGTCTTCATTCTACCAAATTGTTGTAGGCTTTGCAATTGAAACAATACCGCAACAAGTTGCATTGCAGTATTTATACTATTTGCTGGTCTTACATCCGTTTGCCTTGTATTAAAACCATTCTTTAATAAATCATCAAATGGAATTGTAAGGCAGTTATGTTCGCCAACGGCCCACGAATCTAAGTCGTGGATATATATTTCGTTGTTCAAGTGGTTCTTTCTTGATTTTCTTGACATGCAATAATCAAGTGCATATTGTTTTGTAACAACCCTTGTTGCCTCTCCCATTCTTCCACCAAAGGAGTATTCATCAACATTTGCGTTTTGGTTTTGCACATCAACCGCCATGAGTTTCTTGGCGATTCCCTTGAATAACTTTTCCTTATTCTCCCTAATAAGTTTGTGGTTGTATCGGTATATTATATATGCCTTTGCAACCGTTGTGTTGAAATTCATAAGACAAGTTTCGATTGCGTCTTGTATCTTTTCAACATCCACTACATCATCACAACTAATGTCATAACTAGCACGAATACAATCCAATATATCACTATCATATTGGACTTCGCAAGCATCGAAAGCCTTTTTTACTGCATTTTCAATCTTCTCAAACTGAAACTGCTCAATACTTTTGTCTCTCTTTTTTACTAATAGCATGTTTAACTTTTTTTTTATTTATTTTTATTTTTAACTCTAGAGTGTAGAAATAAATAAGTTAAATGTAAGTTATTTTTTTACATAAAATCAGTTATAAAAATTGTCACGCCTTTAATGACGTGACAATCAAATGTTTTAGTATTGAAAAAAAATTGTAACTTTTTTATGAACCATATTTAAATGATTTATATAGTTCTTTTTGTACAGATTTAAGTTCACTTTCCTTATTCTGGTTAAATGTAAGCAAATCATCAAACTCATCTACATGGTCTGTTGAAATCCTACATGTTCCATTATTAAAGTCAACGTTATTGAATATTCTTCCGCTACGTCCTGCTCGATTTTTAAGAAGGGCGATTGTTGCCTTATTATTGGAAACGTCTTCTATTGTCTTGGCAATTGATATGATAACATGTGCCACTTGTGATTTCTTTACAGAACCACCCATTTTGTCAACTGTAATAAGTTCCAAGTTGATTGAGTCTTTTGTTCCTT